TTAAAAGAAGTATAGGAATTGATCTATCAGATAATTCCCAACATGATACAATATTCTGAGATGGGAAATGTTCCCAGGGTAATAATTTCGTACAACGTTGCCACCAATCCGCAATGATCATAGATCCATTTCCGGCAGTAGGTTCATGTATACTTCCGGTTTGAGATGTTAGTAATGAACATAATACTCCCAGAGAATTTGGTGTGAAGTCCTGTTTTTTTTGCTTTCTTTCAGATAAATCACTTTCGTAAACTTCTTGAAACCAGTCATAAGACAAATCGTTATCGTTCAGTCTAATCAACTCTCGGTATATTTTATTCCTATCTTCTAAATCCATATCTAAAATTTTAGTAACGGCATTAGGCAAATCCATCAGGTCATTTATTAAAAACACCTTAAATAAGTCGTCCTTATTCATATCGTTTATCGAGCTTGTTAAGAAATGTTTTATTATATTTTATTCTTGCGGAAAGCATTTTCTTAGAGGTTCCTAGTATATATCCTATTATAGATTGCGGAAAGACGCCATTTTCCACATTATCAATTGTTGCCATAATCGCGCTTATTGCTAATTCGTACGCTTCTTCATTCGATACCTCCAAATGAAACTTGCAATAATTTTCTATATCTTTAATGTAATTCATAATAAATAAAGGACGTTCCTTTTTTTTCAGGCAATCAATTAGTTTTTCATACTCATTAACATCAAACGGATATCTACACTTTACACTCCCTCTTTTGTGCTTTTTATAAAAATCATACCTCTCCATCCCATCTCCGTTTTTATTGACAATAATATATTTAGGTATATGCAACGGGTTAATATTGTTTTTGGCCGCATAGATTAGGCGTTCACGTCTAAAACCGTGCCTAAGGCCATCATCCATTAATACAGATATATTAGTACAACGGTTTTCCTTATTTGTTTTTGAGTTGATTATTTTTAAATCAGGAGTGACAATATAAGTTGTTCCTGGTATAGTCATAAATTCGTTCATATTCATATTCTTTTTAATTTTTATCTTCTTTCTTGATCTTAATCTTATCAATCATCCTTTGATATTTATCGGCCACATAATTACAGTGTATTGCCAAGTTCCGGTCTCGTTCTTTTTCGAGACGCTTTATTTCTTCAATCATCCAATCTTTCATATCACATCTTTTTGTCATTTTTCGCATGATTCAAACGCTTTTTCAAATACTTCCGCCCTAAGCATATTGTTTGCTATGGCCTGAAAAGCGTTTGCAATTTCTGGCAACTCATTCAAATTCACATGTATCTCTTTGGGGGTAAGTACCTCTGTAAGCTCCCTTGCAAAGTGCAGCATCTTATCCATGGTGAGATACCGAAGGGGATTGTAAGCCAGTGGGGCGTATTTGCTTATGGCGGTAAAGAAATCCCGGATGGTAATTTGGGATGTCTGGCATAACATGTCCACCGTAGAGCAAATGGAAAGGGCTTTGTTCAAATCTTCATGGCATCCGGCATTATGCAATGCCTGGCTGACGGTAAATCCATAGCGATCTATATGAGGCTTGATATCGTCCTCCATGCTCTGCGTAATGAGGGCCATGGCTTCCGCGTTTACACCTGCGATCCGGCATATTTGTCTGTTGTATGCGGCCATTTGGCGGTCCATGCTGTTGACCAGCATTTTGACCTTTTGGCGATAAAGTCCGCATCCCTTGATGTGATCGGAAAGCTGCATTTCGAAATTATACACTTGGTCATTGACGAATAGGACGATATATGTCAGACTCGTAACAAGACCGCCGGTGTCCTTGTCTATTTCATCCCAACTGTTGTATTGTTTCATGGCAGTAGCTTCGCTTCTGTGCATCTTATCCATCTGTAGCCGGAAAACGAGATGCTGTTCGTCCTCCGGTCTATGTCCGCAATAACTCTTACTTTTCCCTTGTACAAGACTTTTGATCCGATCTTGCATTGGGTCCTGAATACATTGATTTTCATAATTCTATTACCTTCGACTATCCCCTGTTACGGGAATGATGTTAAACATTTCCTTCCTCCTGTCACGGATAAAATCGCCATACAAGCGTTCTATTTCATCCCCGTCAGCATTGGTTGTGACAAAAGTTTTTAATCCAGTAGTCTGCCAATAGCTGTATCGGATGTGCAGGATATGCTGCATGACGTTCAGTTCCGTGCCATAATACTTGGTCGGAATCGGCTCTCTGCCAAGTTCGTCAAAACACATTGGCACTGGTCCGGATGATGACCATCCTGCGTTATCCAGATACCGGCTAAGATCACCTGTTAGCGAGTAATCCGTTGTCACTTGGCTGCATATATAGACCCTGAACCCCATCCTAAGGCTCTTGAAATATTGGCTGAACACTTGCATCAATGTGCTTTTGCCTGTACCTACAGGGCCTTCCAGCCAGATGCCCTTTCTCCTATCAAGCCGCCCTTCCTGGAGGTGGAAGTACAGGAACAGGTCGTTTACTAAGTCCCTGTTGCGCTCATCTATGCGGAATGTTCCCTTTGTCACCTGCTCGGCTACATGCAGGAACCACCGTTTGTACGGATCGAGATCGATCTTAAGGCTCCCCGTAGCGTTTTGGACCGGCGGATGTATGATTTCTCCTATTCCCTGCATTTTTTCTTAGGTTTTCAAGTTTGATACTTAGCCATGATGCGAAATGGCTTTCCGCATCTTCCGGCGATTTCATTCTCACGTTCCGGCATGACAGCTCACGGAAAAACTCTTCCAGATAGGCGTGAATCTCGTTCATGCCGATATATTGCTGCCTGTGGATTATTTCAAGCCATGCGGAATCAGCGCATACGAACGCTTTGCACTCATCCAGTGGTTTGTCCACTTTTTCAGGGTGAAATCCCGGATGGTCCGGGTGGGAGAAAGAGCCGGAAGGCTCGCTTTTCTTTTCTCTCTCGATAGAGAGAGTTTCTTTTACTTTACTATTCTTTACTTTACGGCAATCTTCCTGAGTTTTTCGATATTCTTCCAGTATTTTTCGCGATTCTTCCGGAATAATGTCGTATTCTTCCGGAATTATTATGCCTTTCCGCTTCGCCCGGATACACATATCAATGTATCTCGATTGAATGGATGGTGAAGTAAGTACACTCCCATTAGAGAGCAGTTCCTTGCTGAAAAGACCCACAGCACAACAGTAGCGTACTATCTCATTCACCTTTGTTTCCTTCAATCCCCAGTATTCGGCTACATCAAAGGCAGTACTTTCGTCCCACACGAGGACACAGCCTCTTACCCGGTAGATCTCATTGAGTATATATTCGTAAACGGCAAAACCATCACATCCGCAATCTTTTTTCAATCGCTTTATCCGGATGTCCTGGAACCTGTCGGAATCCATAGAATAGAAAGATAATCCTGTTTTCGCTTTAGCCATATCTTGATTTATCCATTGTTATCCAGTTTGTTGTTAATGATATAAAGATACTCATTAATATAGTTAGTTTATGGTTTAAATAATTGTGAATTAAATGTTTAAACTTTAGTTATCTATTCATGATCAATACCCAGTCTTATTTAATCTAAGCGATTCCTTCTCGTAACTAAGCAGGCTTCGAAGCGAATCCAGTTGATGCGTGCAAGAAGCATTGAGTCTATCCAGTCGGTCGACCAGATAGCATTCGTCTTCCGCGATACTGTCCAGCAAGGCATTCTGCACTTTGGCCGACAGGCAATTTTCTTTCGCTATCCGGATGATCATGTTCTGTATCTCGTCAGACTTTTTCTTCCGGAGTATTTTTTTTGCCTCTGCGAGCATTTCGCCGGTACGCATCATGTAGACCATGATGACGGATATGCGCTCTTGTATTTCCGCCGGATTGTTCGAACAGGTGGTGTTTAGATAATCGCTTATTTCTTTTATCTCTTTCTCCATCGTCATACGTTGTTTAAGTACTCATTCACAACTTTCATGAATTCGCCGATCGAACGGACAACGACATATTTGGCGCCGATCCGACCAAACTCAGCTTCGTATTCCTTCTGGTGTACGGATTGCCTGTTTTTGCCGGCCTTCAACTCGATCCCCATAAACGGGTGTTCTTTATTTGGATATAGCAAAATGAGGTCCGGGACCCCGGCTCTGACACCCATTTGTTTAAACTTCGCCGCCTCGACTGCATTGCGATAGCCTCCGTTAGGAACGTGTATCAGCAAATGTCTGAGATTCGCATATTGCAAATCGAACCATCTGACTATTGACTTTTGTAATTGATCTTCTATATGTCTCATTCGTAATTCTTATTATTAGATTAGAGGCAGCGGGCGGAGTCGAACCGACATCCAAGTGCAACCATTTCAGGATGTGACATTCATTCCCACATTGCGCAACACGCTGACTGTTTGCAAGCCGCATCTTTACAGAATTGGCTTGCATAAATAATCATCACTCTGCTTCAGCGATAATAGACAACTGGCCACAAGCGGCTCCGTTCTCAATCTCAGACTTGGTCGCGATTGCTACAGCGTAGTCATAACCCATTCTTTCAAGTTGTTCTTTAATCTTTTCCATAACTCTGAAAATTAAAATGTTTATACTAAATTCACTCCCTCGATAATTCCGTTACCGAGATTGTTTTTCTCCGATATGTTGTTTGGATTTATTGGGGATAGCTTAACAAAGAAGTACTCTTTATCAAAATATTTCTCCAGTTTTTCCGTATCAAAATCTGATTCATTCACCAACGTAAGATTGATAGTAGTTTTCAGGTTGCTTTCGGTTCGAATCCGACCAAGTTCTCCTATACTCATCTTCTTTGGATAAGGAATAAGCCAGTTTCGTTTCTCTTCATCAAAGCTATGCAGACTGATTTGAAGCGTCACATTGCCTTTAACGAAAGAAAAATCGCTCCCCTTAATTCCAATCGTTGAAACATAATGGTGAGTGTTCGGATATATTTCAGAAATACGCCCGATAGCTTCCTTTACGGCTTCAATGTTCAAGAATGGTTCTCCCATACGGGTGTAGTTTATCTTGAACTCATTGGCATCGCAAGGGTCGAATCCAGCCTGCTCAATGGCAAATTCCACCTGACCGACAATCTCATCAGCCGTAAGGTTGCGATAGCGTTTCATATTACCTGTAGCGCAAAACTTGCATCTTACAGGACATCCGCTCATTGTCGAAACTCCAATCATCCACCGTTCAGAACGATTTCCAAGATTATCATTGTCCAAGAAGTTCTGTTTTCTTCCGATAGCATCTTTTGTGTAGTACGGCAGAAAAGTGTCTGTCATTTCTATAAGCATGCCGTCTGCAAGACGTAAACAATACACTGTTCCATTTTTAAAACTCTTACTTTTTACTATATCCATGATTATTCAAAATTG